AATCCTCCAGTAGAGTTAAGTTCCATAGTTCCAAACAGTAGATCTTCTGCCTGTCTGTAAGATGAGACTGGAGCCAATCCAGCTCCTAAGTTAGTTCCATTTTTTGTATAATCGTTTGCAGTATTGTGTGCAATAGTTGCAAGATCGCTAGGGTCTGCATGGGGATTTCCACTTATTAAATGTTCGCGGAGTCTCTCATAAAGATCCAGCCGAACCTCATGCTTATTACCTCCGATCAAATCATACATCAGCATTGGAGCTGCAGTTTTCTGATACAGCGAGGCCATCTCTTTCTGCGAAGACTTAGTCATAACTCCCACAGTTGAGAGCAAGGCAAGACGATCTGCCCCATTATCTTCTAATGGAGAGTTTACAATTTTAAGAAGTTCATCAACTGCCGCGCCACGAGCCTCAGGAGATTCTATAGTATCTACGGCACGTGCAACTTGTTCATTGATGGCCATGTCCACAATATCTGACGCACGTCTAGCACGTCCAGCCATGACTGGATCAGCTGTTGCAGCAATAAATTCTTCAGAAGTCTTGATATAATTCTTGGCTTTATTTGCTCGCATCAAGGCATCGCCAGGTTCCATTCCTAAGAATGATCCTAACTCTCCCAACACTGGGCCATAGAATTTTTCAACTGCTTCCAAATCTGCAGCTTTAACTGCCTTGCTTACATATCCAAGTCCTTTAATTCCTTCTACCGCTCCTTGTACTGCTGTTCCTCCAATGAACCAAGTTGATAATGCGTTATCCTTTGTAAGTTCCCAAGTAGATTCGAAGGCTCCTTTATCATGATCTGGATTCAACGCAATGTTCTGGTTGTTCGCTAAGTTGCCAGCTACCAAACCTACCGCATTTTCTAGAAGTGCTTGCTTAAATCCTTGAGCGTAGACTCCCATCATTGCAGTAGAAATCTTAGAGAATGTTTCAACTCCCTCAGTAGAAGTTAGGATAGCACTACGGACAGCACTGGAACCTAGAACAATGTCAGCATTGCTCATTCCAGTTGCAAGTTCATAGGCTCCTCCAAGAGTGCCTGCAAGCTGGGCAGCCCGTAATCCTGCGATAGCTACTCCACTTGTAAGAACCATAGATCCTACCATACCAGCCATATCAATGCCAGTCTTGTGTCGACGGTAGAAGTCAGCAGTTTCATTTCCAGCTAGAGAGCCAATAACTTCTGCTTCATTCAGATAGTCTGAATCAGTGACACCTATAGCCCGACCAATTCCTATTGCAGAATTAGCTAGCCCAACTCCTGCAGATGCAGCAGCTGAGAAGGTTCCCTTTACTAAGTAATCTTCTGCTGAATCCGATATTGATTCTCCTGTAGCTTGCTTAGCAGAATAGTCTGCTGCTTGATACATAGAGTTGAGTTGATCTTTTGTATATGGCATGGTAACTTCCTATTATTTCAAATAGTCTGGAATGTTTCCGGAAGGATTCAGTCCTAGATTCTGCGGCTTTCTTTGTGCAGCTTTTCTGGCTTCTTCCATCTTACGCTTTCTGCTATCTAATGCAGCCATCAAACTCATTGGATCTGATATATCAACTTCTTTCAACGCAGCAAATTTATCAGCATCTGCGGCCGCATTGCTAGCAAAGAAAGGTCTTGGAGTTTCTTGAGAAAATTTAAGACTTGTCCTGAAGTCTCCATTAGTGGCAAGTTTTATAGAATCTACTAGACTTCCCAACTCAGGATCAACTTGTCCTATGCTTCCTGTTGCAGTGGTGCTGAGAAGCTCAGATACAAGTTTAATAACTTCAGTCTTATTTGGTTGTATAACTTTTCCGGAGTCTGGATCAGCCATGTTAACTGTACTAAGTTCTGAAATCAGGCGGTCTGCAATACTTAGAACTCCGTCACCTTTACCAGTGAAAAGATCTGGATGTCCACGTAATGCATTTTGCAGCTGAGTAGATCTCAGAAGTTTCAGCCGATTAGGAGAAATCTTTGCTGCAATCTCAGGGTCAGACGTCATAGCACCTACAGTTGCAAGTACACTATTCTGAGAAATATAGGAATCTGGAGTATCCGCGAATCTGCGAGCTACATGATCCTCTGCCATTTGCTTATTATTCGCAAGTTGCTGAGTAACAGGAATAGCTCGTAATTCCTTCAGAGCTGTCTCCCTCGCATAAGCTACTTCAGTAGCTGTAAGTTGAGGAGCTTTTTGCACAACTCCTACAGAAGTCTGAACATCTTCAGGTTGCTTCTGTGCAAGTATTTGCCTTCCTATCTCATTAGCTCGCAAGTTAATCTGGTCATTCGTAGGAGCGTAAGCTTCCAGTCCTGTAATATCTCCATTCTGTTTTGCAAAATGTTCGAAGTCTGCAACAGTTCCGTTAGTTGCAACAGAGACTGCAGCCATTGTTGGATCTATAGTAACTCCTGTCTGATGCGCATGATCAAGAGTCTGAGCCCACTTAGTTGCTTGCTCATACTCCAAGCGCTTAACTTCGTCAGGTTGCACTGCAAGCCAATTAGCTAAATTTGAGTTATTGGCAGAAGTATCATCTAAGCCACGAACAGCTCGCATATGTTTAATAACAATACCATTCATAGCTTCATCAATTTGCGATGACTTTAAAGCCATTTCCTTCTCTCGCAGAGCCATTCCTCTTTTATCTAAGTTCATTTGATCTGCTGCCATTTGATCTTGCAGAGCTTGGCGATTCCGCTCATACAGGTTAGAGGCAACTCCCATCTCAGTCTTAGCTGCATAGGTAGAAGTTTGCTTTGCCAGCATAGCATTGTTGTATACTGAATCCGCTAAAGCCTTAGCCGCGCCTTGTTCTGCAACTAGGACTTCCTTGCGCTGATTGTAACTAGCTTTCAGCCCATCAAGTTCTGCGTTGACTTTTGAAGTCTCAACATTCTTGTAAGCTGTAAGCTGGTTATAAATGCGGGAAGACTCAGCTGCCTCAGACTGCAATTGCATTTTCTGGTGAGCATTTGATATCTTCTTGAAAATGTTAATTCCTGCATCCTTAGAATCTTCTGAGAGTCTCTGCATTTCCTTGAGATCGTTGATAACTATATCGCGGTTTTTCTCAAGAGTAGGATCAACTGCATTATTAAATCCATCATTCTTGGCTTTAGCAATATCAGCCTTAGCAGCCATCTCAGCATTAAGTTTCTTAAGATTCTCTGTGTAGTCAACTACAGACTTTGCTGCGTCATTATTGGCTTGCTGCTGCAACTTAGTCTGCGCTAGCTGCAAATCTATATCTTGTGCAGACGCAGCAACATCTACAGAATTAGCCTGCAGTCTTGCTGTTCCTACATCTGATGTATTCTTTACTCCAACAGGAGAATACGCATCTGCCATAAATTTCTCCGATTATCCAGTATGTTAGTCTTTAGAATTCATAGCTGCGTAAGCTTGCGCACCTGAGCCAATTCCCGACACCAGACCAGTAGCCCAGTTGGAAGAAGTTGCAGCAGCGCCTGAAGTAGCCCCCACACTCTGAGAGTTGCTCTTTGTTTTCTGGCGTTGAGTAACTTCTGCCTGAAGCCCAAGAGCTTTCATAAGTTCGTCCTGCTGCATCATGTCTTGTTGCAGTTTGAATTTTTGTTGGTCTTGTACAACTCTGAGTACCGTATCCGACGCCTCCGCTGTAGCTTTTGCAAACGCATCATTCGCCATAAGTTGGTGAGCCGTAGAATCATAAGATCCTCCTCGGTTGCTCATGTCTGCAATCTTAGGAAGTGCTGTCTTTTGATATGCGTCAAAGATAGACTTAACTACACCAGAGGCAGAAGCCGCAGCAGCTGCAGGATCAAATGCAGTCTGGCCTTCTACTGTAGCAGAAAGTCCTCCAGTGAACTTATCCAGATAACCCTTTGAGAGTTTATCCATAAGATTGAGTTCTGACTTAGAAGAACTTTTAGTTCCTCCAATAGAAGTTCCACTAGAACTAGACTCATTTCCTTGAGTAGCTCCATAGACTCCTGCTGCTGCTGTTACAACTGCTGCAATTGCGACTGGCATGTTATTCTCCTACATTCAAGGATGAATGGATACAGAACCACTGAGAGTCCTCAATAGCTTTATATCTGTGGTATATGTCAGCGTCAATCACAGTTGTGACAGCGCCATTAGTTGCATCAAGCTCTAACTGCTGAAATGGGAGTTCTTCATTGGGTCGAAATTTCTCGAGAATCCCACGACCTTTTGTAAGCATACTTATATGCGTATAATCATGAACATGCTTTCCAATCATCTTACCTGCAGGTATTTCCATTTCCATAGACCAGAGATTATCTGCAAGATGCATATCTTTATTTGGATCGAACTCCAGAACTCCAAAATTCTTGGAATCTACAAAGAGTTGCTCAGTAGGAGTTTCAGCCATCTGCAATTTCGGAGCGTTCTCTGCAACAGCTCTTGCGAAAGTTCTGATGTTGAAGGTGGCGATGATCATGTCCTCAGTTTCTGAGTCATTGACTAATCCATGCCAGATATCATCTTCGAACTTCCATAGTTCTCCAGCCTTTGGAACCATTGTGTTATTCTCCCACCAGAATTTTCCAGTAGGAGAATTAGTTAAGCATACAAGATACTTGTCATAGAAATGGCTATGCCAACTTCCATCAATGCGAGCCTTCACACTTTTCTTGGGCGGGACTCGTATGATATAAATTCCACCAAGAATCTCTCCTACAACTTGGCGCATTACAAGCGCAGCAAGTGGAAAGATCTCAGAAATCTTGTAGGCTTCTGCATACCACTGACTTATGTGCTCTCCAGCAAACTCCTGCACACTCATCTTATCCATGCGATCTGCAGGATTGAAACGTACCCAAACATCTGGAGCATCTACATGCGGAGATGGCATTCCTTGGCGATCATCCTTTCTAAATGCATACTTATCGTACACGTCAGGATTCTCCTGCAATTGCTGCAAGAGTCCTGAGACTTGAAAGCCGTCAGAGATAAGCTGAAATTCTGGGCAAGAGATTGTGCGAAGCATATTACAGGATACCTTTCAATTTCTTAGAGGTTTTGAAGCGAAGTGCGCTGTTTATGATAATGCCGCCCATCGCCAGAAGTTGTGCTTGCACTTCAGGATCTTTAGCAATTTCTGCCAAAGTCATAGCAATTGGATTCTTACTCATAGTTGCAAGTAGGATGCCAAGGCCAAGAATGTTAGCTCCTAGAGTAGAACTGCGGGCAACTGGCTTTGTATTAGAATTGAGTGTCATAAGATCGCCTATTTAATTGTTAAAATAAAATCTTCGCCTTTAGCAATATCCATGAATTGCTTAACTGCGTCTCTGGAATTACAGAGCATAGTTTGAGGAGTCTGCGCAATACTGAGTCCTAATGCAATACAGCCTTGCAATTCTGTCTTAAATCCTTTTGACTTATCTCCCGCAAAGTTAGCAGGATGAATTAGAATTGCTTCTCTGTCCTGCACTCGCAGAACTTCATAGAGACTGCGCTTGAATCTATTACTATAGCGCATACGACAAGTATAAGTTCCAGCAGGAATGCAGCTAATTTGAGCTTGGTTATCTCTCCAAGGAAGTTCTAGACTTTTGAAAGTCTTTCCATCAATAGAGAAATCTCCAACAGTTCCTTGATTGCCTGTTGAAGTTCTTATAAGAGTTGCGGATTTCATGGGAATAACCATTTACGAATTACTGAGATACTTCCGATGATGAAAGCTAGCCAACCTACTACGCGACCGATGACTACTACAACTGCCAAGAATCCCTTAGATGCATGGAAGGCATTCAGTAGATCTTTTAGATCATCGCGGATCAATGCAATATCTGTCTCTATCTTCGAGATTCTAGTTGGCATTGACAGTTCGATTTCATCAGGTTCCATAATACCTCCAAATTATATCTTATGTTAGCACTCGCGCCATAAAATACAACTAGGGATTTCTAATTTCAGCCAGTCGCATTAACTACAGCATCTGCTGGAATATCTCTACATTGCTACGTTGCGCATGGTGAGCAAATGGGCGATGCTACAAGCGACTACGATCAGCAGGGCGGCTGGGAGTTTCATTCGGATGGTTGCTCGACAACAGTAAATTCGCCGTCGATTGTTTGACCCTGCCCGGTTCCCCATTCCACTTCGCACGATCCATCGGCATTGCGCAAAACAACCGTCGCGTCTGGATTTTCAGCCATAAAGTCGCGGAACTTCTGGCCTTCGTTTTCAAATGATATTTTCATGATTAAGTTCCGTCGTTTCTGCCAGTGGTTGATTCTATGCCGGGGCAAAAATATAACCAGTCCGTAGACGCTGGCAGTTGCACTGATATTTGCCGAGTCAAGTTCGCGAGAGTTTGCGGTGATGAGGACACCCCAGAAATTAAGACCTTATCTGTTGCTGTAAAAATTGCCGCGCCGAATGACACCGCTGTAATCAGACCAGTAGTGGCAGTAAATGTGCTACTGCCGTGAACAACCCCTCCTGTGTAGTTTCGGTATGTGCGAGTACCTGAGGCCGCTTTTGCTAGTATCCACGCGTTAGAGTGCCCTGCGCTGTCTTTTCTGCGCAACAGTCCAGCAGGGTATGTATACGTCCACGGGATGTACGTCTCAGCAGTGTTTGTTCCAAGATTGCCGCTAGTTGATTGCGAAACCGAGCTTGTACACTGAAACGTATTTGCATCAATTCTTGTGAAGTTAGTAAACCATCCTGTTGTAGCACCTCCTGTAGAAATGGTTAGATGCACTTTGCATCCGTCTATTACAGACGCCGGGATTAAGTGCGAAGTCAGCGTTACTGTAATGGTCGTACCGCTCTGACTGTAAGTCCCGCCACTTCCGCCGATAATCAAAGCCCCATCAGAGCTTCCGAAGAATCCGTTGTAGACGGTTGCCCCGCCATGTCGCCAATCTCCAGAAAGCGCACTGTTTGTTGCGGTTGTAATAAATGGCCCAAGGTCTGTAATCTGGATAGACGATGTCGATGGGTACAGTGTGCTATCTGGCCGTCCAGACCATGCGCCGCGATACACACTAGACTGAGGCTCCAACACTCCCGCAATCACGCGCACTTCATAGCCGATGCTGTCATTGCAGAATAGCAGCGTGCCGGCAGGGAATGGGGCGGAAAGGTGCGCTGCCTTCAGGTTTACCCACGAATCCGTCATTGCGTAATGACGAAAAATTGTTTTCAGCCAGGTCTTCATGGCTGCTGCTGTCAGCAGTTTTATTTTACCGCCATCTGCTGAATCTGAATAGCCAAATCCGTCACCGTCAGCTGGTGTTGTTTTTGTAGTAGCACCAGCAAACAGTGATCCGATAACAGATACCGTTACTGCTGCTGCAGTCCTAACGGCGGTAAAAAACAGGTTAGTGCTGCCTTCTGTAAGATCATCAGTAGATCCTCCGATATCTAATTTACCAGCAACAACTCCTGCAAGCGCAGAAATATCAGAAGTATTAGTTGCTATATTGGATTCAGCTGTAGCAATATCTGCAGTGTTAGTTGCAATAGCTGCATTAGCAGAAGCTATATCAGAAGTAAGAGTATCCAAAGCAGTCTCAGTTGCTTCAGACATAGTTATCTCTGCCCAAGTCCTAGGGCTTACTGCAGTAAGTCTGAAGTATCTACCAGTATCATTTACTTTAGCAAACTTATCAATGTCTGCAGAAGTAATAGTAACTGTGGAGAGCAGAGATTTAGTTCCCACTTCCCAGTTATGAATTGCGTGGCGTTGGGCCAATGGAATATCTTTGTGCTCGAGAGTTGTCATATTATGCGACTCCATTAGATCCGAGGATTGCGCCAACTGCTTGGTTCATCTTTGTTCGATCAAGACTTATAACTGGAGGTGGAATCTCTGTTATAGTGCCATCAGCTGCCTTGGGAGTTGTACTATTTGGATGATCCCATTGGTTAGCATCTTCTGGAGTTGTATTTCCAGGAGGTTGTATTTTATTCTTTGGGTTATTCTTCATTTCCTGTATGGCATTCATGCTAATAGCGAAGTTCTTATTTGCATCCTCTACTGTAAGTCCCTGACCTAGAATACTAAGAGCAGACCGACGAGCGGAATCAGCTTCATCAATTGCAGAGGCTGCTCCGATTGCGAAAGATCTATCAAGTTGCAACGCTGACATAAACTTGCTCTCCGTTAACTGTTACTGGAATTCCAGCAGATACTAATTCATACTCTCCTGATGGAACTGCTTCACTTTCTACAAATGCGCTATTAAGTTCCAGAACTGAGCCTTTAATTCTACGAATTACTTTATATAATTTAAGAAACTCTTGATGGGTTTCCTTAGAGAGTCCTGAAGGATTTGGAAGATTATCCAGAATACCATGTAATGGATCAGTTATCATAACTACTCCGGGGAAGATCCACTTGCGTCATAGAAACCGTTCATGTCAAAGTCTGAAGTATATTCCATAACTTCTCTAACATGCCACCATACAGGAGCTTCCAAGCTATTGCTCACTGGCATATTCCTAGAACCGAAAGCTTCTAAGTTTATGGTAAGATCTGTGAGCGTGAAATGTCCTGCAAGTAATATGCTAACAGAATCTCCTGCAGCCCTGCCTGCAAATCTTCCATGATCTCCCATCATCCAGTTAAGTTGAGTGCTATATGCAGGTTGCGCGTAGGTCGGGTCTCCTGGATGCAATTGTCTAACATACGCAGACTGCGCATCTAGAACTTCTTTAGTCTGATTTATGGTCTGTATATTATTAAAAGGTATAGGAGCTAGACACTCTCCATCCTCTGCATGGGGCAGTGCCCACACAGATACAATTCCAGCTGCCGCAATCTTACTAAAAGTTACACTGTGCAAAAGACTTCCAGAGTCCCTTGAAACTTTATATCTTCCGTGGCATAGGTGAGGAAGTCCTTGGAGTGCGAGTCCTGACTCATCTTCCTGACGCATAAGAGCTGCTGCTGCATCATATCCTTCGGTTCTTTGAACTTCTTGGAAGTATTTTCCATCAAAAAGTTTTACTAGGAATACTCCGCCCCTGCGACTTACAACTCCGAAATTCTCGCCAAACTGAGAAGTGCGAAGTTCCTGTTCAATGCCCAGAGCTGCATAAGTTACATCACTTTCTGGTTGAATAAAAGTTCCCCAGTCCGTATAGTAACTTGAATATGCTATCTTCTGACTAGCGTCGTAATTGTCATTAGCTAAGAAGTAATCATGGGATGCGATAGATTGGAAGTCCTGATAACGATAAGCGCCACCTTCATCAATCCCAAGAGCTTCTCTGCGTAAGAGTTCCTCATAAGTTATCTTGACTGTAAACTGCGGAACAGAGAACTCGAAGAAATCAATATGTTCACAATCCAAGCGTCCCCAACGATTCAATGCCTTATCATAGATATATGCGAAGTCGTAGAACTTCTTGTCTACTGCAGCTATTTCTGTAGGAGGGTATTTATCTCCTATAGTTATGTACGCAGGAGTAGGATCTACCATAGGATAATTTGAATCCACTGGAAATCCATCACTCGTTCCATCTTCGCTAAGTCCTGCATCAGTTAGCTGAAATTCTTTATCTTGATAAACTCCAACAGATACAGCTATATAGCGCTCGCCTACAGAGTTAACTTTTATACGGAAAGGCCCTTTCCAATCTACTCGAGTTGGAACAGAGGTGGAAGTTTTAAGCTGGCGGGAGACTAAATTCTTGTGCCATTTGATATGATCTACAGGAACATGATACCCATCTTCGTTATGAGTATAATGAAATGGATACTTAGAAAGTTCCAGATAGTGATCTCCTACATTATCTGGATCAGTATGCTCCGCAGTTGTTTCATTAGTTTGAAGTCCTCCATAATTCTCATGGATGGGCATTCCATTATAGTTGTAGGTTCTCTGATTTGAGAAACCTGTGAAGATTTCACGCGCAATAGAGTCGGAAAGCTCTGGCCAAATAGGAGAAGCTTCCCTCATTGAGATAACTTGAAAACCAGAAGAAGTCCAAGCAATGTGGTTATCTTCAGCAGTTCCATAAGCTACATGCTCAGCACTTGCCACTCCACCAGAGCCTGCAATTTCCCTGAAGATCCACGGATCATTAGCATTTCCACTATACGTGGCTGCTATAGCCTGCATAGTTGTGTACACTATGAAGCCATCAGAGATTGGAAGGATACAAGTTATGGAACCTTTCTGCGCTAACAGCTTACTAGAACCTGAGCCTGTTACCAGACTAGGCAGGAAATCTGTTGGATCTGTATCACTTGACCAGAACAGATAGTTAGAATTCCAGAGCAATAAGTAGTTCAGTGAGCTTGCAACTCCTAACATTGTGGAACCAACTGCTCCAGTTAGCGGAACCGAGTCAAGAGTTTTGGTATCAAAATTATACGAAACTAAATCTACCCCCGCAAAGCATACATAAGTTTTGCCTTTCAGATATGTAGAAGTAACCATACCTTCAGTAAATCCTGAAAGGGTAAAAGTCTTCCATCCTAACTGCTGTGGATCATACACAAACGCATGGCCAAAGGCAGGAACTAGAATTGCCGAGGAGTCATAATTCTCCCTCAGAACTATTACCTGATCCTTTGGCACATTTGTAATGTCTTCTACTTCCTCAGACGATATGTCTCCTATAACTCTTTTGTAATATACACTAGAGAAGCCGCGAGTTATAGGCATTACATTAGACATGAACCAAGTCTGGCAGATTCCAAAAGAATCAACAACATCCCGTCCGTCAAATCCCTGCAACAACTGACGGTTTTGTTCTCTGCCTTGGTTAATAAAGACAGTCGAAGAAAGTTCGTCGCAAGAAAACGGAAAGTTCTTGCTAGTCAAATTGCAGTGGTATTTGTAGGACTTAGGCATTAGCGATACCTTATGAAATATGGGAGTGATACGTTATCAACGCGAGCAGCTCCGAAATACTTGGAGTAGAAATCATTTTCAGCAGTACCTTCATCTGGCATAGTGTTATAATCTGCCCCAGTTGTAGTTTTGGCTACGCTTAAGCGAAGTTTCGCAGTTGTATTTCTTGGATCCGCATAAGGATCACCAGAGCCCGAAGTTAAAGCTCCAACTTTATCCCAGCCAAGAAGCTCTTTAATTCCTGCAAGAGTGGTCGGGTCAGATTCAGAATCTGCTTTAGTAGCTCCAACATTCGCCAAAGCGCTAACTCTAGCAGTGCCATTGTTATCATCTCCACTTAGAAGTGACGCAGCTTGATAAGTTCCAGGAATCCTACCATAATCTGGTTGGCGAAGTAGGACATTCAGAGGCTCATACGCTGGAGGGACTGCGTCAGTTCCATTATACGCATTAGCCCCCCGAATAACTCGACCTTTCAAGTTAGGAAGATACAGAGCATAGTTTCCAGATTCCCAGCCAGCACTAGCAGTTGGATCTCCCCCAAGGGTTGTCATAGCTGTTCGGAAAGAAGTTACAAGCCATCCACCAGATGACCAGTTAGCGCAAACTACTGGGCAATCTGCATCAGCTGCTGTAGGATTTAAAGTCTTCCATAAGTTAGCTGCATACTTCATGAAGTCCCAGAGAACTGCAAAGAGCGCGTAATAGATTTCGGTGGAATCAGAAATGTCTGGCTGGGGTAGTAAAGGTCCATCTGCCTCAGTTCGCTTACGTCCTATGTTACGGCCGTCGCAGAGTAGATGGTTAGCAAGATCAGAACCTACAGATCCTAAGCGCATAAATGGAGTAATCTGTCCAATGTCTCCGCCAAGGAAAGATGCAGCAGCTTCTTGAATTTCTAGAAGAGTTGCATTTGTAAAAGTAACAAAAGATTCTTGAGAAGTTTCAAGTTCTGTGAGTCGCGTTTGCATAGTTTTTACATATTGTTTCAGCGCACGAAACTCAGCTGCAGCCGCCCCGACTCCTTTAGAGTCCTTTGGTTCTGTTACATCTGTAGGGTCTGGAGTATACGACATGATTATTTCACCGTAATTTCATTTGTGAGGATTTGATCTTCCTGCGCTCTTATCTCAGCTTTCAGAGATTCAGATAAATCAGAAAGTCCTAGCATCTTAGCCAATTGCTGAGTTGCTAAGTTAGAAACATACATTGGATAGTCCGTTACCATAAAAGACGCATCCAATGAAGCTTCTGTTGGATATGCAAAATAGCGCAGAATGCCATAAGCTGGAGTGCTAGAAAAATTGATCTGCAAAACCCGCCCAACTTGTGCGTAGTAGTCCTTCCAGAGTCGTTTAAAATCATCATACAATGGATCCTCCGCACGATTTTTGAAAGTCTGCCAAGTCTGATTCAGATAGGCTGCATCTGAGAATATTTGAATCTCGTACAATCTGCGCCAGTCATAATCAGTTGCGAATACTGGAGAGTCCAATGCAATTCTTGCAACTACATTGGAATCCGGATCAACCCAAGTCCACTTTTCCGCAGTTATGATATCTGCGAAGTTTGTCTCTTGGATATCTTTTTGAAAGAATCCTAGATTGTGAGCCTGTCGCAGAGCTTGGAATGTATGGAAACTTACACGAGCTGCCATATCAGGCCGTGCAATGTTCCAAGTCACAGTGTCTAGGATATCTTGATAGGACATGAAATTACTCCGCAGTTGCTGCAGGGTCTGTAAGTTCGAAGGCATTTCCTACTGCTGCTGCTTCCAGCAATTGCGCCAGGACTTCTTCAGTTTCGGCGTACACGCAGTCTACTCCATTGAAAGGAGTTGCGACTAAGCGCTCACCAGACTTAAGACAGAAAGAACGAGAGCCTCCAACAAGCGCAAATTTGCGAACTGCAGAAGGATCAGTCTTTCCTCTAGTAGATGGAGTAGGAGTTGGGGTCTTTTCGGCTGCTACAATAGCTGCAGCTGTTGGCAAAGTTTTTGGATCAGCTGGCATAAATCACCTATATAGTTAAAAGAAAGCCATCCTTGGCGACGCTCCAGTAAGCTGCAACTTAGCCCACTGCTGCTGCGGTAAGACCATAAACCACTGCGTTGGCTGCAGGGTTCAAGATCTCCATCGTCAACTCAGAAGTCAAAGTACCGCCGATGGAATCCTGACCAGAGTCTGGGATATCAACTTTCGGACCGTACTCCTGATTCTGCTGCTTACGGCCAGGAAGATAGGCCAACTTGATAGAAGGCAGATCCACTGACAGCATCATTTTCTTCCAAACATCGTTGGAGTTCAGCATTGGATGTTCAATCATGCGGAAGTTTCCACGAGAGGTTTTGAAAGTCATGAACTGCAGGCCGAAGGAAGTTTGACCATCCATTAGCTGATAAGTTCCATTCAAGCGGCCGATATTATTGATTACACTGCGAGCAGAACCACCAACAAATGCAATACGATCATTGCCATTACGCTGATCAGTAATTACATCAAACTGGCCATTCAGCATAGCTTCCAGCTGAGTGTAAGTTGTAGTAGCACCTGCAGTGGTAGTGTTACCAGCGGGAGCCAGCAAGCGAGTGGTTTCAACCAAACCATCCATAGTTGTACGCCATTGTCCTGAAGGGCCAGTTGCCTGAGACTTCTGAGAAAAGATAATGCTCTTCTCGATATCTGCGGCGTGGAACAGCGCGCAATCAGAACGAGACTCCGCTACGTTACCACTTCCCACGATTGCTTCAATCGCAGAAATAGTTCCAGGAATCGCCCAAGAGTTACGAAAGATCTGAGTGTAGTTCAGAATCCGTGTAGGAGTCATAAGGCGGGAAGCTGGACGATTGGAAGCTTGATCAAATGCGTTACCGATCTGATATAGAACGGCATTGTCAGCTACAGAAGTTGAACCTGCTGCAGCAATCGCACCGATAGACCGCTCCACGGTGATGTGAGTTGAGTCAGCAATGGCTGTAATCTGCATAATTTCGCCTGAAACTTCTGAGCGAAGCAAATCACCAACCAGAACTTGTGCAGATGAATCAACTACGAAAGTTGTAGTAGACGCATCATAAGCAGTTCCGCCGTTGTTGATTGTAACACTCGGGAAGATCATAGTCTTGGAGAAGTAACCATGCTCAACTGAGAGCGCAGTTTTATCACCAGACATAGAAGTCAGAGCGAACAGAGGAGCCATACCATTTGGGGCATAGCGCACCAAGTTACCAGCAAAAGACTTCTTCAGGTAATCAGGTGAGTTGGATTGAAAGTAGTTAAAATCTTGTAAGACAGTCATGAGTAACTCCTAGGCACGTTGGCCAAAATTAAGACTTAAAGAAATTGTCCCAATCCATTTGTTGCTGCTGACCAAAACCATTAGATATAGAAGCTTGAGGTTGTGGCTGATTGCCGCCGCCAAGAATCTTCAAGAAAGACACAGTCTTTTCTGCAACTTCTTGAGGTGATGCAGTTGGCATGTTCTTAGCAATTTGCAACGCTAATTGTTGGGTGAAACCAGCAGTGGCTTCATGGCTTAATGTAGGATCTTTCCGAAGTTCTGAAATGATCCCTTCTTGGCGTACCATTGTAGGAGCTTGAGCTTGCAGATAGTTGATAGTACCTGAAGTCATCTGATCTACAACAGAGGAGTTTGCTATAGCACTTCTGAGGAAAGCTGCTTGGCTTACTTTGTTGAGAAGCTGAGTGAAAGTTGTTACATCTCCTTGCTGAATCTTTGCGAAATCTTCAGGAGATACTTGAATACCGAAGTCCATTGTTCCCACAGTTTCCTGCAACTTTGCAACATCCAAGTTAATCTTTGGAGCCTGCATTGGCTGCGGGTCGCCATCTTTGATTGGAGCATTGTGTAACAGTTTCGTAAATTCATCAAGTGGGGATACTTGAGCCTGCGTGTTATCTTTTGGGCTAGCAGCAGTCCCCTGAAATCCTGGGACATCTGTGTTCGGAGGAGTTACAGGAGCAGGAGTTGCAGGAGCAGCTTGTTGAGCTTTGCCGTTGAAAAGATCCATAATATTGAAAGCCATGATTTGTTACCTCAGTAAGATTTAGATGGATCTGTAGCTTGCAAGTTATCAACATGCAGCTCAATCAAATCCTGTAGGAGTTCAAGTTTGGCATCGAACCATGCCATTAACCTGAGAGTTTTTATTGCATAGTTCGGATCATCCAGATCCACTTGGAATCCTAACTTCTCCACAGCGATCTGATTTCTCATACGCTGTAAATAGCCAAGGCTGTTAACATCCAGATGGAAAACATCTGCGTCTGGATCTAGTACAAACAAAGGATTGCGGACTAGAAGTCTACTGTCCAGTTTGCTGTTGTTGAGCGGCTGCTGCGAGTTGCTGTTGCTGTTGGTCATAAGCTTGAATTTCCTCTGGAGAGCGTTGATACATTGAAAGGTCTGGCATTCCTGCTGCGCGAATCAAAGATACAGCCATGTCAGAGGCTTTATAAGTTCGAGCTAAGTCTGGAATAGTGGAAAGTGCTTGCAAGGCAAATTGCATACCTTGTGCATTTATAAGTTTCTCAGAAGGAAGAACGCCATCAGAAACTTTGAAAGCTGCTTCCATCTCTCTGAGTTTCACGGGGTCAATGGTAACTTGCTTACCTGACTGAGTATCTATTACATTCTCTGCAATTGCATATTGCAAGTAGTTAGATTTCAGGATTTCTTTTATGCAAGCAAATCCAGTAGACTCCCACAGAACTGCCATCTTACGCAAACGACCTTGTGCGTTGGAAGCTACATCATCGTACTCATGCAAAGTTCTGTTACCTTTGACAAAGTTACCTTGCATAGTCTGATTAACTCCAGTTGCAGAGGATGCAAGTCCTACAACGGTGTTAAACTCTTGAGTTATGGTAGCTCCAGTATCATCACGGAAAGGAATTGGATAATATGCAGAACTCAGATCCTTGTGGTACTGATTAAGTTTCACAGGAATCTTGGCGTCTGGCTGAGCTGTATCTATGTCAGCTTTGCGAATTCTGTCAGAGTCATAAAGTCCACGATCTGAAATAGCTCTGCGCAGAGATTTAAGTCGGCCATTCTGCAGGGCAGTTGCAATGTCCTGAATGTCCATTAAGTTTTCTGAGAAAGTCTTAGTCTGCAAGCCAAGGCCATCATCATAGGCTTGCAACATTGCTACAGGAATAAGACCATGCGCATGCGGCATTGGCTCTGCGTAAATTAGTTTACCGTTAAGAAGATAGAAGCAATATACCTGAGGAGTTCCAGAGAAAGAAGTTACAATCTCAAACTCTTTTGGAATGATGCGCACGAACAGTTTTGTAACTTCGTAGAGCCCAGACTGATTTCCTCTGTACTTTTCTCCAGAGTTGAAACCGAAAAAGGTTGCCCAATTTGTGGAGCCGGTGCGAGAGTTAACTTCATCTGAACGAATCTCTGGCTCGAAGAAATTGTTAATTCCAGAAGAAATCTTCAAAGCTTCATTGATTGCATCCTGGAACTTGTATTCCTTCTGCAAGTTATTCAACAGTCTGCGAACTTTGATGTAGTTCCAAACTTCTATATAACCAAAGAACAGGCCATCTTCTGCAATATGCGCAGGGGCTACTGAAGTGTCATAGAAGATGTTGTAAGGATTCAAGCGATGGAGAGCATTGCCGCCTAGTTTGATCTGCTGAGTCTTGGAGCTTTGCACCTCTCCAACTTTCATATCGTTTATGATCTTGTTGGAAGAAGTGATTTTCCAGTCAACTTCTATAGCTCCAATATTCTTGGAAAGTGTGTCTCCGAACAGGAGCATAAGTTCCCGAGCCCAGGAAAATCTCAGGGAGTCCCGTCCCATCATTGCGTGCATCATGGTTGCCTGAGCTTCCATTGGCTTATCTGCTACGACTCCGAAGATCGGATAACTTGAAAGAAAGACTTCAGTGAAGTAGGCTGCGGCAGAGTCCAACTGACTGAACATGATAGGAGGCTCGAAGTTCCGCAGAACAGTTTTGTCTCCGTTACGGTTAAGTTCCTTCGCTCGCAGAGTTGCAGAAGTCTTATCAGACTCCCGTGCTATATAGCGATCTATGAACTCAAATCGAGTTCGTGACTTAGCAAGCTCAGAAATCCCACTCTCCTGCAACTTTGTGCAGAGTTCTTTGAAACTTTCAATTGTTTTCTGTTTGTAAACAGTTGCCATGATCTTTTCCTATTAAGTCATTAAACAGTTACGGGGAATTTCATCTACTGGAATACTTCTACGCCAGCACCAATCTTCAAAACTTTCATGCTGCAGAACTATCTGGATAGCTTCTGGATGTTCCTTAACAATATCTACTGAGTAAGCTAGAATATCCAGAATGTCGTCTATGTTATTGGCGCGAAGCGGATCGAAAGTTACAGCCTGATTCGTGCACACAGAGAAGTATTCAGTTCCTACTAGGAGTTCTCCAGCTTGCCACTGTTTCAGCATTGTTAGTATGCGGGAACTCTTAGGGCGACCACCTGGGTAAACTTCTATCACTTGAATGTGATGGAGTTGCAGCTCTTCCAGCGCCTCATTGATCCAGAATCCTAAAGTGGCCTGATAAGCTACAGACTCTACAGCTATGCAAGAACAATTCCATTTTACACACAGTTCTAGAACTCTGCGAATGGTTTGCTTAGGAGTTCTTACTTCAGATTCTAGTTCTCGCAAGATAGGAGTGCTGTCGTGAACTTCGAAGTATCCTATTGCAGTATCATCGGATTTCTTCTTAGATCCCGATGGGTCAATTATAATGAAAGACCCAGAAGGCAGCAAAGCTGGATGGAACTCAAATCCTGCAACTTTGTTCCTATCGAAATGAGAGGACTGCCCAGGCATTGGAGAGTTCAGCACTTCTGCATAGAAAATCTCTGGTTGCCCAAGATCACAGTCAGACTCGTATTCCTTCAAGAGTTCTTCAAGAGGCCGAAGTTCTTCCCATAAGGCTTTTCCATCCGCTAAGATTCCACCTACGATAAGTGAAGTCCAGAACTTAGAACGCTGCAGATTACGCAGAATGCACGTGAACTGCTTATCAGGAGTCTGTATGTCTGGATACATGTTTCCGATATATAGAGTTGTGCAACCAAAAGGACTGCAAGCTTTCAACAAAGTTGCGACAAACCAGCGCAGGAGTTGCATGGATTCAGGAATAGATTGAGCAGCTTCCCGATCCTGTAAGTCATCACAGATGATAAGATCTGGACGTGCATTCTTCTCTTGGATACCACGAATAGAAGTTCCAGCTGAGGCAGACTTAAGGATTATACTGCGCCCACGAAAGGTAAACTTCTTCTTGTCCTGCCTATCTATCTCCAATTCAATACGCCAATTACCATAGACTTGCAGAATGTTCTCAGAGTCCAACATGTCAGAGATATCTGCAAGTATGTTCTGTGCATTCTCCTTAGTAGAAGATACGACTAAGATGAATCTCTTGTTGGAATACAGTATTGCATACAGCACTAAGAGTTTCATTACGAAAGTCTTACCGTGGCCGCGAGGCAAGCCAAGTGCGAACTTATCAAAGGCTCTCTGAGTCTTAAGCATTACTCCACAGAGGATTTCCCAGAACTGATGATAGAACTCTGGGAATGCGTAGATTACATCTTCTGGAAGTGCAAGAGCTCCAAAGAAGTCCAAGTTACCTTTCGCTTGTTGTTCTACCTCTGCAGCTGAAACACTTACAATTTCTTGATCTTGGAACTCCATCTTACAGAAGATCCGCCGGAATCATTGCAGCAGCTTGAGTGGCCTGCTGAGCCATAAGTCTCAAATTGGACGGCTGGATGGTTTCCATTGGACGCCCATCAATCTCAAGAATCTCACCTCTAGGAGATACCACAACTGACTGCTGCGTGATTCTTACAGGCATATTGATCTGCACAATAGATCCACCAGTTCCCTGAGAGTTCCCTGAGTGTATTCCTGTTCTGCGTTTAAGTCCATTCAGGAGTTGCACAGTTTGAGTGAGTTCTCTAATCTTGAGGCTCATACCTTCCGTGGCGATCTTGCGCTCCAAAAGACTGGCAACTCTCGCTTCCAAGGAGTCATACTTGTCATCAAAGACTTTCGCGTCTGTGCGCAGCTGGAAGTCCTCTTTGAGTTTCTGCACATCCTCCTGCTGCAGGGCTTGGGTGATTGCAGAAGTCGTAACTCCTAGGATTCCTGCTATGTCTGTAGGAGAATGATTCTCCGCTGAGAGTCTTGCTAGTTCAAGACTGTTGATCTGTTTCATACAGTCCTCCACCTTATTAGTTTAGTAACTTGCACTATAGCACAGAGGAGTTCTAAGTATAGCGGGGAGCGCCGAGCAAAGTTGTAAGTTTGGAATAGCTGTGAGTTCTAAGTTAGAGTTGCATAAACTCAAAAAATTTAGAAAATTTTTATTGGTTCCAAAGGAATTAGAGGGCGGCAGGATTAAAAAAGGTTCGCGGGTGCCAATTGAAAATGATTCGCGTTCTCACTGGCGCTACAGTTGAGAGTGATAATCATTCGCAGTTGTTCCTATAGGCTCAGGAGTTGGATCACTTGGCACGAAACTTGCTAAGGAATGCAAGGCTCAAAACTTTAATAAAATAATAGTAAAATAATATAAAATAGTTGTTGCTTTCTGTGGCTGGATCGAGTAACCTATATCTATGTTGATTATATGGTAAATGGAGTATATAAAATGAAGGCGGCACGGTTCTCTAATTTGGATGTCCTTTTGACAGACTTGCACTATAAAGCCTGCTCAGTTGCTATGATCCTGAAGGTAGGTGGCTTGGATAAAGCCAAAAGGCTGAGAGTTGCAAGACTGGCAATGAACAAAGCGCGCTTGCTACTGGCTAGGTTCCGTTCACTGTTTCAGATCTTGGAACTTAGCTGGTATGATACATGTGCGGATGAGTTTAGGATCTGCCCAAGACTTACAGGAATTTCAAGGAAGGCTGGCAAGGTTGCAAGTTCTGCAACAACTTCAATTTAAACTTTAATCTTATAGGTGATTTATGACAGTTTCGATTAAGAAAGTTTCAGACTCAAATCAGAATCCAGTTCTAGTAGAACGGCTAGCCGGCAGAGTTGAAGCGCGTATCATCGCTCACGCATTGCAGAACCAGACCACAGAACTCCTGTGCAATCTGGCAGGCCAAAAGAACTTTTCAGACACAAGAAAGACAATACGTAAGCTTAATGCGATCAGAAAAGAGCTGGCCAGATTGCAGACTATTCTGTGAGCTAAGACTAAGACTATGTTAAGGATCAGAAGATGTTAAGGATCAGGAGTTACAAGGTGCAAGCAAGAATCCCTGTCAGGACAGCTAGGACAGCCAGGACAAGTGCCGGGGGGCACTTCCCATACCCTTGTAACTCCTTGCCAGTTACTAGCCATATATCCTATGCCCTTCTATCTTTTATATATAAAAATTTTAAAGGGTTAAATATACAGACGCAATTATATAAGGAAGGGGAGAAACTTACAGAGAACAGAATAGGCTCAGGAATTAGAATAGAAAGGAACAGTCAGAACTTAGGAAGGCAGGGAACAGGGGGCGCGCCTTCTGTCCTGAGTGTCCTGCGCGTCCTGTTGGGGATCGAGAGCTTGCAGGCTAACTTACAGAAAAGATTTAAATTGACTATAACAGGTTATCTGTTAACCTATACATTCAATAGGGCTTTTGCGGCTCCCTATAGAATTCAGCCAATGCCGCTAACTCACTCAAAAGGTAAATATCTATGAAAATCCAGACTACTTACAATTTCAAGTCTATCACTGCTGCTGCTTTCGCTGTAATCCTGAGCAATTATGACGAAGCAAGTCAAGATGTTATCAAGGAACAGTTTGCCTTCACTGAAGGCGCAGAAAAACCCTATAAACGGAACCCAGTAACAGTAGATATTACACTGCCTGAAGTTGTTGCAAGCTTTAGCGATGACGAAGGTGGTAAGTTGATGAAACGCGCAATTCAGCGCATTGTCGAAGACTTTGTTAAAGCTGTCTATATTGAGGAATTCCAGCCAGTAGGACAGCACGATTGGGACTACATTGCAGCAGAACTGGCTAAGTCTGGACGCGGTGGTATTTCCATTGCCGTAGCAGACGAACTCTGGCAGTTGGCAGCATCTACAGTGAAAGCTTGGGCGACTGCTTCAGAACTTAATCCTAAACTCATTGGCGCATTTACCAATGTAATAGCAGGTAAGTTCACTGAGAACAATATACGCAAGCACTTTGGAACTTCTGAGCCTGAAACACTGCGCAAGATTGAAATCAAGATAAATCAGTGGGCAAGCTGGATCTTGGAAAATGACAAGGACAATGCGGACGATCTAGCTGTGGTTTATGAGGCGATAACCAAGAAAATGGATAAGATGCTGAAACGTGAAAGTGGCGAGATTCTGGCTAACCTGCTGGACTAACAGGAACCAGAGTAAGAAAGGAATTGGCGCACGGAAGCGCCTTTTTCTGTTTGTCTATTTTCACAAGTAGATAAACCGAAAAGGCAAGAAAGTTACAAGGCAGCAGGAGTTAATCTATGCATTATATCTGCACAATTACAGATCAACGGGTTAAAGTCGATGGGAACTTATTTAGTTCTATCGTGCTGAATCAACCGCATCCCATCTTTAGGCTAAGTTTGAAACAGTTATGCAAGCTGGCGCAGCAAAAGATACAGAACCAGAATGAGCAGGAGTTGCTATTCCTTGCAATGGCCTTGCAACTGCCATCAGTGAACCTATCCGGCAAGATACCTTTGCCGCTGCCAAGCCACTATCCAAGATTTGCCCAGTTATATCAGTCCAAGTTATTAGAACTATTAGACTGGTCTGATACTTATAAGCTTGGCAAATTACCAGAATTCAATCTTAGCAAAGATACATTGCTGGCCTTTCCTAACTATCTAAAAATGCTGGCCGACATAAAACTGTGTGGCGACTATAGGCCAAAGAACTATGAGCCGCTCGACATGGAGTCAAGACTCGCCAGAAGGCAGGAACTAGCTAAAGCCTCAGCTATAAGAAAGGCTCAGGACAAGCTAAGTCTTGCCAATGTAATAGACTGGGCAAGTGATGTTCTACAGTATTCTGCAATCCAGCGCAAGCTGTTTCACAAGGCCGCATCCAAGCAAGGAAACGGCATAGACAACTTACAAGACTTTGTGAATGATTGCCTAGACCGTCTGCCAGAATCTAACGAACTGCAATATATAAAAAAGGTGTGGCTCTTGGATCAATTGCAGGCTCAGCTATACGATAGGATAAAGATATTGCAGGCTCTTGGAGTTGATATTAGCCATCGCACAGAATACTTAGAAGTT